CCGGGGTCCACCACAAATCGAACGGCGATACACGGTTCCAGGTCAGCTTTGGCTTCTGCTGGATCGAGGGGGCGCCGCCGTTCGGGGGCCACACAACCTCTGGGACAACCTTTACAACTGGGCCTTTTATGCAGGCAAATGGGAAAATCGGCAGGTCAACCAGGAACTCCGCCAGCGCGTGGTAGAAGTTGCCGTCGCGCAGGAGCCCTTCAATTTTATCATCACTATCCCGGGCCTGCTGGGATGCTTTCTTCTTGGCGGCATCCTTGGCGGCTTCGACCAGCGCATCACGGCGCTGCTTGACGTCGGACGGGTTGGGCGGCTGGCCACCCTTGTGCTGCATGACCTGCTGCTGTTCGGACTGCATCAGCTGGTCGATGCTCTGCAAAATTTGCGGGGGCACCGCAGGGTCCGCGGGCGGCTTAACCGTCCACGGCTGATCTTGCCCCAGATAAATGTCCCGCAGGAGGGATGACGCGGCCCGGCATTTCTGGGCGATCAGCCTGGCATAAACCTGGGAACCACCAAATTTGGAAATTTCGGCCAGCTTGGAGGCATCGTACTGGCCGTTAAATGTCCGCAACGCGATCAACAGGCGCTCGGACCACCCAGCCTGGGTGTTCCGGTGGTTCCGCATTATCTCGAACTGACCCTTGATATAGCCAGCTAGCTGGGGTATTTCGGGCTCCTGCGGCGCCTGCGCGGACGCCGTCGCCCTCTCCTGGAGTTGCTGCTCCAGCGCGGCCGGTGGGATAACTTGGAGTACGCCGCCTTGTCCGAGGTCGCTCATGCCTTGTCCGGCTGAAAATGAATTCGTTCGCCAGCCTACAGGGAACGCGCTAATAATGCCTTAATAATTGCGGGCTTGCTTTTCTTCCTGACCTCGGGTAGGGATTTGGCATGGCAGACCATATGGACGAAAGCGAGCGGCTGGACGATGTAGTCGCTTCCCAGCTACCTGTTGCCGTCAAAGCCGACGAGCTGGACCATCACGACTTCGCCAAGCTGGCCCTTGAAGTCGCCCGCAACATTCAAGAACTCCCCACCATTTTAACCAGGTGGGGATTAACTCCGGCTCAATACGACGTGATCCAAAAGAACCCGTTCTACACGCGGGTTTTGCAGACCTATATCATCGAGTGGAACGCCGCCGGCAATGTCGAGCAGCGCCTCAAGCTGGAAGCCGGGGCAATCCTGGAAGATGCGTCTCCAGCGATCGCGGCGCGCATGAACATGCCAAGTGAGGACCTAGGTAAAGTCGTTGAAGCCGCAAAGATGTTTGCCAAGATGGCAGGGATCGGGGAAGAAAAAGCTGCTGGCAACCCAGGCGAAAAATTCACTATCACCATCAATCTCGGGGAAGACGCCAAACTAAAGTTTGAAAAAGACGTAACACCAGCAATCCCCCTCGTAGAGAAAGAGAAACCCAATGAGCCCGCCTAAAGTAGCCTTTTTTGACGTTGAGAATGCGCCGAGCCTAGGTTACTTCTGGGGACACTTATGGGAGACAAGCATTATTGGGGTGACTAATCCCTGGTACATGCTTTCCTTTTCATATCGCTGGATGGGAGAAAAGAAAATTCACTGTCATGCGCTGCCCGACTATAAGAATTTCAAGAAGAACAAGGAAGACGACAGTGCACTGATCGAGGACCTGCATGACCTGTTTGACGAAGCCGACGTGCTGATCGCCCACAACGGCGACAGGTTCGACATTCGCAAGTCCAACGCCCGTTTCATTATGCAGGGGCTGGGGCCGCCGTCGCCGTACAAATCCATCGACACCCTCAAGACCGCGCGCCGGTTCTTCCACTTCCAAAGCAACAAGCTAGACGATCTGGGCCAGTACCTCGGTGTTGGGCGAAAGTTGCCGCATACCGGCTTTGACCTGTGGAAACGGTGTATGGCGGGTGAGCGAGGGGCATGGAAGACCATGCGCGAGTACAACATGCACGACGTCGAACTATTGGAGCGTGTGTACGAGAAGCTGAAACCCTACATGACAAACCACCCCGACCTCACCATCTATGAGGACAAGGTCGGGTGCCCGACCTGCCGGTCCACACATGTCCACAGGCGCGGGTTCGCCGTCAGCCGGAAGCGCAAATATCGCCGGTATCATTGCGGAAACTGTGGGTCGTGGTTCCAAGGCGCCGTCATCAAGCCAGGCGAGAAAGTCCCGGATAAACATGGCGCATAGTCCGGCCTACTACGAAAAAAATAATGAACAAAGAAAAATTAAATACCGTTTGGACCCAGAAAAGGGCCGAGCGAAATCAAGAAAGTGGAGATTAAACAACCGGGCGGCATTCCTAGCCTCGGCAAGACGTTCAAATCTCAAAAATAACTATGGAATTACCGAAGACGACTACCAACGGATGCTGCAAGAACAGCATGGCCATTGCTTCACTTGTAGCCGAACGGCAGAAAACGAGCACCATAAGCGGCTATTTATAGACCACAACCATGCAACTGGTGCATTGCGGCGCCTATTGTGTTCTCGCTGTAATTCTATCCTAGGGTACTGCTATGAAAACCCGGATACACTGCGCGCGTTAGCAAACTATCTGGAGAAGCTAAAATGAGCCTGGAATACACCGCTCCTCCAACATGTGCAAAATTCATGAAGTCCGAAGCCTTCGGGCGACTGATAGCTGGGCCAGTCGGGTCTGGAAAAACGACGGCTTGTGTAGTAGAGTTAGCACGTAGGGCCATGCAACAGATACCGGCTAAGGATGGTCTACGCTATACGCGCTTCTCCATAGTACGCCAAACCCTGAAACAGCTCCGCGATACAGTTCTAAAAGACTGCCGCTCGTGGATGGGCGGCCTGGGCGAGTGGAAGGTAAGCGAGAACACATTCCATCTGAACTTCGGTGACGTCCGCAGCGAGTGGATATTCATTCCCCTCGAAGATGCGGCCGATCAAGCGCGGCTGCTGTCCATGCAGTTGACTGGAGCTTGGTTATCAGAATGCATCGAAATGAACCTGGACGTCGTGGCGCCGATCACTGGTCGCTTAGGCCGGTATCCCTCAGGAGCACAAGGTACGCCCACGTGGCACGGGCTGATCGCGGATACGAATATGCCCACGGAAATGTCTCCCTGGCACACATTCATGGAGAACCCGAATGCGGACTGGCAGGTCTTCATCCAGCCTTCGGGATTGTCGCCCAACGCCGAGAATTTGAATTATCTCGTGCAGAACAAGGATACGATCAAGCTGCCGATTGACCATCCGGCACGGCTGGCGCAAGGCCGCAAGTACTACGAACGCTTCGTGGAAATGTACGGCGAGGACAGCGACTGGGTAAAGCGCTACGTCGATGCCCAGTATGGCGACGATCCATCCGGCATGGCGGTGTTCAAGGAAAGCTGGCGCACGGACTTCCACGTTGTAGACAACACGCTGCTGATCCCCGGCTACCCGATCATCGTGGCCCAGGACTTCGGCCGCAACCCGTGGTCGCTGATCTGCCAGGCCGACCACATGGGGCGGCTGATCGTACACGAAGAAGTCCCCGGCACAAACATAGGGTTGGAAAAACATGTCCTCCAAAGCCTGCGCCCTCGACTGTTTTCGGACAAGTACCTCGGCTATAAAGTCGCTATCGTCGGTGACCCGGCCGGTGTCGCTAAAGGAAATGTCTCGGAAGAAAGCTGCTTTGATGCCCTCAAACGGATGGGATTTCCTGCGTTCCCCGCGGTCACGAATGATATTGAGCCCAGGCTACGGGCAGTTGAAGCGCTCCTCGGACGGCAGACGAACGGCGGGCCCACGCTGATGGTGAACCGCCAAGGGTGCCCCTTTTTGATCCGTGCGATGGCCGGCGGCTACCGCTTCACCAAGACGAAGGCCGGGGCGCTCCGGGTCGTGCCCGAGAAGAATGATAAAGAGGGATTTTCCCACGTAGCCGACTGCTTACAATACGCTTCGCTTGTCGTTGGTGGTGGATTGATGACGGAAATAGCGAGGCGACTGCGGCCCAGATCAAAACCGGCAGGACCAAAAATATCAGCAGCAGCGTGGACGTAACCACTAGTGGTGCAGCGGCGCGCCGAATGACTGCCATCCCAGCAAACCGAACAACACGAACAGGAACAGGTTGCGCCCGACCATTTCATGGTTGGGCCAGTCCCGCCACGAGCTAAAGAACAACCAGATGAACATCAGAACCCAGAATGCATTTCCGAACGTCATGGTACTATCCTCGTTTTGAGCGCGATTGCGCCATAAGTTTCCGCTTAAAATCCAACCGGTTCACCTTGCGACCGTTCAACAGCCGCGCTTGCCGGCGCCGACGCTTGGCAGTAGCACATACGGTCATGGTACCCTCTTGTGGTGCCCTAAAAAATAAGCCAGCGAATACCCCGCGATGAACGCGGTAAACACGGCGATATGCCAACCCACGAGCGCCACGACGGTTTCATCCCCCCAGAAAAAATATCTCATTTCTTTTGGTCCTGCAACACGTTCTTTGCGGCGGTTGCAGCGTTTTCAATTACTTGCACTGCAACCTTCTGGGCCTCGGCAGCAGCAACGCGATTGTCGGGGAACTGAACCAACTCCAGAGCTTCGAGGCGCGCCATAACAATTTTCAATCGCGCCATCTTTCTTAGGCGCCGCGAGGTGAGCCAGCGCTGACATGTCTTGCTTTCGTAAATCTGAATGATGTACCAGAACAAAGCTACGACCGCGGCGACGGCGGGAAACCATCCAACTATTGTTCCTACAATGGCCGCGCTGGAAAGCATATGCCCCAGCCAGCTTATCGCGTTCTGACCGTCTTCCATTGTATTAGCTACCCTGCTATGCATGATCTTGCTCGCGCGGTTAACCGCAGGGTAACGCCCGAAGTAGTTGTTTATCCGTTAATGCTTGGTGTCCTCGTCCCAGGGGCACTGGGCCACGAGCTCCATGTGCTGTAGCAGCGATTTGCGTTGCTTCTCAGCCACTTCCGCGGCCTTTGCGATTGCATCGGTCAGCTTGGCCTCGGAAAACTCCCCGCTTTTTATCAGGTTCAGCATCGACACCATCGACTGGAACCGCCCGACGGAGGCGTACAGCCCCATCGCCGCGGAGGTAATTTCCACGAACACCGGCCGCGTGATCTTGCGATCATGGGCATCAACGATAGACAGGACGCCTCCGGTCTGGAGCTGGTGCACCGTGTCATAGACAACCGGGACGTCGAGCACGCCCAGCACCATGCCTTCATCTATCTGTGGGTTTGGCATTGGGCAACTCCGATGGAACGGGCAGCGTCTTCAATGCTTCGGGCTCGGCCTTGCCGGAAATGTACAGGTCCAGCAGGTTGAGGATGTGCTTGCGCTGAGCCGGCTCGATGTAATACCCACGGGCCCACAGTGTGTGGATCGTCAGGGTGAACGGCTTGAGGCGCTTGCGCAGATGGCAGATCACGACGTCCACCATCTTGGGGTCGGTTTCTTCCTTGAGAGAAGACCGCCGGCTCTCGATCACCTGGTGCATCGTGTCCTTGGTGACTTCGGTCCGGTTGATCAGGACGGCCAGGAGAGCACCCTGCAACTTTGTAACTTTGAAAAGCCTGACACAGGCGAACACCAGTTCCTGCTCCAGGACATTGTTGTCCTTGACCCAGTGCGGCGTCCGCGTGTCGCGGTGGGCGCCGGGCGGCCAGTCATCCTTGGGGTAGTAGGCGATCCGGCCAGTCCGCATGGCATATTGAACCGTCTCCCGGACGGCGTCCGTTGACTGCCGGAGAGCCCGGGCCGTGGCGCGGATTGGCACGCCCTCGTCCGCTAGCCGCTCGCAGATCGGCACGAGGGCCTCGGGAATTTCTTCGTCTGGTAATAGGTCAGTCATGGGGTGCTCGCCTGTTCATAAGGGCGAGTGGACCCGGCAAAGACACACCCCCTGCGGCACAACGCGCGAACGGCTTACATGCGCCTGCGCCCCGCCGGGTCCGTGACCCTTGTACCTGGTATGTCTTATTCATCCGTTACTCACGCGGCGACCCGTCTGCGTTCCTTGTGATTGCAATATTTGCCCACATAGCGGTGGTGCGGTGGTTGCGCAGCGTAAATGTCTTGTCCGGTCCATCGGGCAAGAGGTTCTCCAAGGCCAGCGCATACTGTGCCGATGCTTGTCGTGCCTTCTCCATATTGTCCATCTGCGCAATGGTCGGCTTCAAATATTCGAATGTTGACTTGTGCATGACTACTCCGTTATCGTTCCAGGGATGATCCAGAGGCTGTGCGACGGCCATGCTTGCAGACCATAGATAACCACCGACGTCCCGTACAAAATTGGGCGACTGAACCGTGTGAGCGGGTTTTCTTCTTGGTTGTCCATGTTACTTCCTCACCGGGTGTGTCTGGTACCAGTCCTCGTCAATGTCACAGTGCCCCGGCTGCGGATAGCAGCCCCATGCCGGCTTATGGATCGCCGGCCAGTCACCGAACCCGTGGACAATTGGCGTGACCACCCAGATCAGAGCAATCAGTAGAACAGTGGCGACACAAAAGACTTTCATACACCAGTCTCGTCATATTGGTTCCCCGCGGCGATGGAGATGGCCGTCCTGCTCGGCCCCGCGGGGGATAGTACAGGAACTCGGGGTGGCAGGTTTACAGACATGCCAGCGCCACCAGCATGGTCGCGGCGACGATGCCACAGACCATCCAGCCTACATTATATAAGAGCCAGTCTCTCACGCGGCCCTCCGCTCTTGCACATCCGTGCCCTCGCTCAGCAATGGAGCATCGGGGCTCCCGCCGAGCGGGGCCGGAGTGCCCTCAGGTGGAACGGTTTTAGCGACGCGGGCCGCAGCGGCCCAGGCGCCGTTCAATGAAATCAGGTTGTTCTCGGTCGGCGCCCTGGCAAAGTCCTGTATAGCCCGGTCTAACCGGGAGGCCACGGCATGGAGAGCCCGGCGGACTTCCACCTTGGAACACTGGATCGCTGCCGTCCGCAGCTTGAGCACGTAGTCCATCATCACCCTCCAGCCAGCCCAATTATGATAATCGCGGCCCAGATCAACAGGCCAGCAACTAGCAGTTGGCCCGCGGTCTTCACTTGTTCTTCGCGTTTCCTGCCATCACGGCAACCGCCAGGATGATTAGGAGAACGATAATAAACACCGTTGCGCCGGCGCTGTCAATACAAGATGTAGGCTCAGGGATAGGAGGCATTCGTAGTCTCCAAGTGGGTATGGAGCTGGTGCAGGACGTCATGCCAATATGGCGCTTCGGCCAACACAATCATGGGTGGACACAAGGCACGGCTGTACTTCGGACGTCCGTGGACTTCCCAAGTGCAGATCAGATCGTTGTCGGCTGTCAGCGGCCTGGGTCTTATCTCGGCGTGTACCAGCTTGATCCCATTAGGGAAAACCACGGTAGACGGCGGGTGGACTTCTAGCGATGACACCGTTTCACCTGTATGGCAGCTTACGGAGACGGTGGGGTCACCGTCGCAGCAACTGCCTGTTTAGCAACAACAGCGGAGGCCGTCGAGTTGATCTTGGCGTCCACGGAATTGGCGGCTGTCACCACATGGGCGAACCACAGCGGCCGGCGATTAGCGATGAAGCCTATAACGATGGCGCCTACTGCGACGCCCGCGGCAAAACTGATCATGGTAGGCTCCCTTTATATGTGGGGAAGGGACGCTTTGCGACCCCAGCCGCCTTATCCCCTGGCGACCTCCTGGGCTAGGCCCGACACCGTTTTACCGTGTAAGTATGAATAAAGAGTTAACACTTCGGTTTTTGGGTCCTAGGTATTTCCGAAGCACGTATATGCAGAGTTTTAGCCGGCCGGCTGGCCAGCGTGGGGGGAGGTGCTAATGCGACGCATTAGCAATGCGCCGGCAAAGCTCCGCCGGGCGCTTCCTTTGCACCCGGCGGTTTAGCGCCTAGATTGCGCGGTTTAGGCGAGCAATGCGCCAGCCTTGCTCATATCCAGGGCAGTGGCCGGAGTAGAGGCCGAACGGGCGCCATCGTCCACCGTAAGGCTGATTTTGCCCCAACGGACGAAGCAAACCAACGTCTCTTTATTGCCTGCCGCCTTAGCATCGGCCAGCATTTTGGCCGTGAAAGCGTCAAGGGCTACCTTGTGAGCCTCGAAAGCCTTGGATTGCGCATCATAAAGCGCCTTTTGGTCCTTGGTCAATTCGGACGGGTCAATCTGGAGAAACTTGCGTCCCGCATTTTTGCCCGTCTTTTGGACTGTTACCTTTGCCATTTTAATACCTCGTTTTTGCACCGTTGCACCATTGCAGCGGTGGCACCCATGCCGCGTCGGGCAGCGGCGGCATACATCTTATATGGCCGTGCGCGGGTTCGACCGTGTGTGCGAGGTTCCACCCTTAGCCTGGCACGGTTTCACGGTTGTATCTTATTAGCGTCAACCGCAGGTTGTGGGGTCTTTATTAGCGTATATTAGCAAATCGACCCCGCTAATTAAAACCCCTGGTACCATTGAACAAGTGCCCTTATTAGCAATTAGCGTGCGATTTTTCAACATAGAGGTCTTATAAAATACACCGTTTCACCCACCATTTTTTCCACCACTTGACTGCTGCATCGCAACTGAAAAAATCCCTTTTTTCCTACCGCGCTGCAATAGCAGAACGGCATTGAAGCCCTCTCTCTCAAGAGAACAAAACATAAACATAATATAATATATAATAAAATCAATAACTTATTGACCATGGTGTAACGGTGTCACGATCACGGATTGTTACAGTCTGTAACAATTATCACGGTGGAAAAAATGGTGGAAAAAACGGTGTATTCCCCCCGGGGGGTACCTTATTATCACGTGATAATAAGCTAATAACGTTTATTACCTATCTGAGGTTGCACGGTGGCACAGTTTGGTTGCAATCTGGTTGTACTATTACAACCTATATTAGCTTATTAGCATATCATTTTCCATAAAATCGCACGCTCAAATCCACCAAAATATACACCATTTTGGCATGGAACTTCTTTTTCGATTTCTTTTCTCCTCTGATATGAGCCGGCCGCTGCCCGACGCGGCATGGGCATCGCTAACGCGAGCGGCCAAAC